CTGATAAAGTGAAGTTACGCGAAAGATTCATTTTTTATTTTTTTTCTATTATATATTTTTTTACTATCTTTTCTACGCTGATAAAACCTTGCATCTCTTAATTTTTGTGCAAATTTATTTAGATAAGATAAGTTTTTTAATACTTTTTGATCCATCAATATTCTCCTCTAATTCTGCCATAGATCTTATGCACTGATATTTAATATTTGTTTTACCAAGAAGTTTTAAATCACGTTTAGCAACACGACCTCTCTCCATACATTTTCCAAATGAAGGTTGAATACGCGCTTCTTTAATTTCTCCATTAACTATCATCAGCAAAGCTACAATCATCTCTGTCATTAGTGTGCTGTCTTTCCGTTTGCTCTTACTTTATCTTTTAAATCTTCAATATCATTTAATGCTTTGTCCAATTGCTCTCTTAAAAATTCTATATTAACTTTGTTTGTCATATTTTGTTCTTGAGTTATTTCTAATTTTTCTGTTGTCTTGTATAAATCTTCAATAAGCATATACTGTTCCTGGTCCGTGGGCAACTGTTCACTTTTTTTGAGCAGGTCAGCCTCAAACAACTCACGTGATGTCTC